ACTTTAGACTTAGCTTCGCCGCCCTTCGCATACCCCGAAACATCCGTATTCTCTGAGCGAGACTTTGCCTTACCTTTTGGCATTTTGGAAGTTAAAATCACACCCATTCCGCGACAAGTTTTCATGGCAATGCCCTTTAAACACAGCCCTGTCAGAATAACTTACAGGACTGTTTTTGTCATTACTTTTTACCTTTAGCGCCGCCAGAGGCAGCCCCTTTTTTCATCATGCCGCCTGACGCCATCATCTTTGTTTTTGCCATACCGCCTTTGGCCATTTTACCCACGCCGTCGGCCGCAAATGCAGGAACTTTTTTGCCGTTCTTTTCAACCATTTTCATGGCGCCTGTTGCAGCTTCCTTTTTCTTAACGGCGCCGCCCGCAGCGTAACCCTTTTTCATCATGCCACCGCTTGCCATCATTTTTGAATTCATCATTTTTACTACTCCTTGTACAAATTGTTAAATGTTTGCGTAGGATCCATGTACGAATCATCCTGCTCGGCACAATGAATCCACTGATTAGGCCTAAAGTCTGGCGCACCTTTGCCAGTTACCCAGTATGCAGGGCTTGTCACCCTTACCCGATTATTTGGTAATGCAACCACATTACCTGTCCACTTCCCTGCATCCGTCAAAATTAACACATGGCTTTGTTTATGCTGTGAGGGGTCTTCCGACACTTCGCTCTCTGCATAATCTACTGTAAACAAATATCTGCCTATGAAAAACTCGTTATTTATCTTGCATATCCAAGGCGAGGGCTTTGCGCGCTCTAGGCTAATGATTGAATGATTGTATGAGTTGCAATCCCAAGGCTGCGACAAGTGATTAAGCATCCGGTCTGGCCAGTTCTCAAGTGGAATGTCTCCCACTAGTGCCGCCAAGGGCATTCTTGCCCACATCGCTCCGCCATGCACATTCTCTTGACTGCCGTCATCCGCTTCGCAACCAGTAAAAATGACCTGAAAGCTTAAACTGCGATCAGGAATGGTTGTAACAGCCACCGCCAATGCATGAATAAACTCACCCTGGTATTTCTGGTGCCCATTGGTAAACTCTTTTCTTACCCAGCACTTAAAATACGGGATGTTACTGGTCAAGTACATGTCAACACTTCCAGCGTTTAAGAGCAGCAGCCTTACGAGTGGGGCGACCCTTTTCATCCTTCATTGGACCCGCCATACCCCCCATGCGAGAGCAAAAAGACTTCTTGCGCCCCGCATCTGCCTTGGTTTTTGGATTTGGTGCCGGAGCCTTAAGATTAGATCCTGTTGCCCTGTTGTAAACTGCGCGACCCTTGGCAGTTAGTCCCGCCCCCTTGGACACAGGCAACTTCTCTCCGCGTCCGACAGACAGAGAGGGGGTTTTCTTAGCCATTATGCAGCAGCGCCGCCCACGAACAAAGCCGTCACGCTAGTAATATTGACACTACTGAGCGTTAAGTGGATACCGTCGGTAAACAAAATTCCATTATCGGGAATAATAATGTTTTGAGACCCCGCCACAGCAGGCGAAGTGACAGTAAACAAAACCGTGCCGGCAGCGCCACCACTACGTAAAGTAAGCGTGGCAGCGGTGGCAGTATGGGTAAAGTACAGGCCCGCTAAACGCGTGCGTCCATCTACGGCTTGTGCTGTTGCAGTCTTGCTGACTGCTGAGATGTCACTTGCAAAGCTCATCATTAGCTCCTATAAACACAAAAGCCCACCGAAGTGGGCGGCTAATTAAGCTGTGCGTGTAAACACGTAGGCAGTTGCGCTTGCAAACATTAGCGTAAAGCGAGCAATACCGGTTGCGCCCGCAGCAATAGTCAAGTCGCCAAAGCTTCCGGGGGTGTCCGCAGCCGCTGTAGACAAAATGCCGTTTACAGCAACAACCATGGTTACGATGTTTGCGCCAAGAGTGTTGTCAACATAAAGATCAAACACAGTGCCACGAACCGCACCAAGAGCTGCGCCAAGAAGCGTTCCAGTAGGAAGCGTGATTGAAGTTGTAGAAGCAGACGTAGAAGTAATATAGCCAGTCGCAACTTGTGCTGCTGTAGCCGTAGCTGTGGCGTTAATAGCCGAGGTAGAGGCGTGTGTAACTGAACCAGTGCCAGCGATGTTGCCTGTGACGTTGCCTGTGACGTTGCCTGTGACGTTACCGGTAAGATCACCGATAAAACCGTTTGTGGACGTGACTGGACCGGAGAAGGTGGTTGATGCCATGATAGGCTCCTGTATATGCAGTACTCTGTCTCACTGTCTCTGCATCGTCCGCTGGGGCGGTCAGTGAAACTGGGGATTCCCAGATATTATATTTATACCATTTTTAATTAAGGAAAGCAAAAAATAAAAACCCCCTCCGAAGAGGGGGCAGAAACCCTAGAACTAGCTTTTGACTAGTTTAAGGCGTACCAGGAGAACCGAAAATACCTCTGGCATCAGAAAAGCCAAATGAGTAACGCTCACGGGCTTTGTAACGCACGTTACCAGTATCGAAGTCACCTTCAAAACCTGTCTTCATGCTGACACGCTCAAACATCTTCATACCGTTAGGAGCATCGGTAAGGATGAAATATGCATCAGGATCAGTTAGGTAATTATTGACAGTGTAGCCCTGCGAAACCATGCCCATGTTACGAATAGCATTAATGTCATTGTCTGCCGTACCAACACGCAGAGTAGACTTTAAAATACGATCCGCAGTGAACTGTAGTTCTTTAGGAACGACTAACTTCAGACCTTGAACCGCAATCTTCAAGCCACGCTCGTCTGTAAAAGCAGCGATGTCAATTAGAGACTGTTCAAGTGAAGTTTCCGTCAAGTCAGCAGGAGTTGTAAGTTCGTTCTTCAGGTCAGGCCCACCTACGGTCGGGTGATCCAAAGCACAGAGAGGCTTGCCATCACCACCAATAGAGGTTGTGAAAGCACCATTCAGAACCGCTGCTGCTTTGATCTGCTTGGTTGTAGCCATTGAACGAGCAAGTGCCTTAGTGTAACGAGCTGCGAGACGATCATAGAGGTTATCCTCAACCGCTTCTTCGGTCAAAGAGAAGGCTAAAGCAATCGTTTCGTGTGTGTAACGCGCTGTGTAGGCTTCTTGCGCTTGGTCGTATGAAACGCCAGCACCTTCAGTCTTTACAGGAGCTTCACCAAAACCAGAAAGCATTACCTCTTCTTCAAAAGCACGATCCGACGATTCAATATCATAAATTTCTTCATGTTGTTTATCGTAGTTTTTGTACTCAAGACCAAACAAGGCGTTAAGACCTGGCTCAAGTTCTTTTACTAGTTGTGCACGGGAAATTGCCATGATTAGACTCCTTGTCCGGCAACACCAGCGCTGCCATAGAGATGCTCGTTAATCTTCACCACCAAAACGGCATTGGCACCAAACTCATTACCTGGGACGTTGTACAAACCAACAATCTTCAAGTTCAAAGCTGCAGTTTTAGCAGGAGTACCCGCTAATTCCATGCCCGACACACCCGTAGTGGTGTTACCTGTACCCGCAACCACATCTGCGTTAAAACCGACTTGTACCTGCGTCACGCTTGCATCAGCCTGAATGATAAATAACTGGCTAGGATCATCAATGACATCGGCCGTGATGTTACCAATAGTGGTTGTAATACTGCCGGGATAAAAGTTTTTAAAGGTAGGCTTTTGTGTGGTTGGATCGTTGTAGAAACAACCATTAAACACGCCCACTGCCGCAGTGTGTGTAGAGGGATTAAATTGAACCAAGCTTCCGTCAAAAACGGTAACAAGGTCACCTTGAAAAATTGCTCCTGCTTGGCCATTTGCAATCACGTAACCATACTGCTTCTGTGCGCCAGTTGCAGATAAGTTGCCGAGAGCCTTTAGACCAAAAGGCTTATTTACGTTTGCCATTTTGTCTTTCCTTTAAGAGTTATTCAGCGTCCTTGGGGCCGCCGAAGGATACTTTTGTCTGTCTTTCTGGACGGTTGATTTTCATAGACGAATGTGCATTCGTCTTCAACAGTTCATTATCAACAGATTTTAGCTGGTCATGTGTACGTGCAGCATAATACTGTTTACGCTCTTCCGCAGTTTCATTAGGAATTCTAGCTAGTAGTAAAGCTCCTACGCCAATGACACCAGCGTTTCGGCCATCCTCTACCGAAGGGGATTGAAAGTCAGGGTGTTCGTCGGCGCGAACCAACTCATACCCTTCACGAAGTTTAGAGGAAACATTGATCCGATCCTCCGTTCCGTTAACCTCAGACCTAATCCAACGGTGCCTATATCCATCTGGTGCGGGAGGCGCGTCTAAGCGTGACGGTGGAGCCCATGGTTTGCGTCGCGCATCCTTTTCACGAGTTTCCATCGTGCGTGGGGTGCGATTCAGTTTAGGTATATTGACATCACTCATGGCCTACTCCTTAACGTACTTTGCGTATTCCTCAAGAGGAACATTCAGTTTTTTAGCAATCGCAACTTGACTCGGACTTAACCGAACAGTGCGGCGTGCGGAATTATTAATCCCAGAAGATCTGGTGGCAGGCGCAACCGTTTGCACGGGTCGGTTGGCTCTGTTATTTTGCGTCGTCCCTGCGCTGTTTCCACCAGAAAACCTCTGTGGGAAAGCATCGCGGACACGGCGATCTAACTCATCATAGTACTCATCTGACGTGGGGTCAAATCTTTCTGCTTGAACAAGCTGAATATGTATTCCCCTGGCAGCAGCCGTCATGGCCACATCGCGGCCAAACCAATCATTGCGTTCAGCCCAGTCCTCTGCACGCGGATCGGGTTGGGAACGCTGTTGTTGAGCAGCCGCTTGCTGTTGCTGATAAGCAACTTGCTGTTGTTGTTGCTGTGCTTGAGTAGCTTTACGCTGCTCTTCCGCATCAAGAACACGTCTTTGATCATACAAAATGTTTGACAAACGCTCTTGCGCTTCAATTTCCGTATCAGTATCGCCTTCTTCACGGGCTTTTTTAACAATTTGCCGTAAAGTAGAGGCTTCTGTGTCAATTCTGCTGCGTGTTTGTAATAAACGCTCGGCATCTGTACGGTGAAATTGTTCCTCAAGTTGTTGCGCGCGTTGCTGTACGTTTTTGGCGTAAGCAATGGCAGCCTCCTCTCGGCGCTGCGTCTCGCGTAAACGAGCAGTAAGTTTATCAATCCGTTTTTTAACTTTT